TAATGACAATAACCGAGGTATCTCCATATCATTTTTCTATTGAGATTGAGGGGTCAGATTTATCTTTAGAAGTTTCAGAAATTATGGTAAAGTTTCTGAATGACTGCTTACAGCAGATTCATGCGGATCAAAAAATCCATTGAAAGGGATTGTATGGAACAAAGAACAGAAGAATGGTTTGCTGCCAGATTAGGCAAGGTAACAGCTAGTCGGGTCGCAGATGTCTTGGCTAAAATTAAATCTGGCGAATCTGCAAGTCGTAAGAACTATAAAATGGAGTTAGTGGTTCAGCGATTGACCAACAAGGTAGGGGAGTCGTTTACCAATGCTGCAATGGAATGGGGTACAGAGCAAGAGCCATTTGCTAGGATGGCATACGAGGCTCATACAGGCACTTTTGTAAAGGAGGAGGGGTTCGTAGACCATCCCACAATAGAAGGCTTTGGATGCTCTCCTGATGGCATTGTAGGGGAAGGTCTTATTGAGATTAAATGTCCGAATACAGCCAACCATATCGAGACAGTCTTGGAGAACAAAGCTCCAAGTAAATACATCCCACAAATGCAATGTCAAATGGCTTGTACAGGTGCGAAATGGTGCGACTTTGTATCATTCGATCCTAGAGTGCCAGAGGACTTGCAGTTGTTAGTAGTACGAGTCGAGAGGGATCAGGAGTATATCGACTCAATGGAAGTAGAAGTAAAGCAGTTTTTAAGCGAGGTCTTAGACCTATTTAACCAATTAAAAGCGAGGCAGAAATGACCTATGAGATGAAAGATGGCAGCTTTAGTTTATTTAAGAACGACAAAAAGCTCACAGAGAAACACCCTGATTTTAAGGGATCGATTAAAATTAACGGAGTAGAGCATTGGTTTGATGCCTGGACTAAAGAAGGCAAGAATGGGAAGTTCATATCGGGTCGTATTGGTGATCCGAAACAGAAAGGCTTTGCTCCCAAGGGAGACGATGAGATGCCCAAGATTAAAGACGATGATTTTGCTTTCTAGGGGAAAACCATGAAAAAGATTGCTATAGGATTGGTAACATATATGTTACTAGGTAGTGCGTATGCTTGTCAGACCACTACAATTATTAGTGGCGATAAAATTAAAGTCTGCACTATTTGTGGAACAGTAGTTAGCTGTATGTAATCCCCGATGAGATCGGCATTAGTGGCGCAATGCCACACCCTTTCAAGGAGTGCCACCCCCCTTCCGATCAGGGTGGCTTTATGACCTTCCAAACAGACCTACAGAGGGGTTTGGAGGTAGAGGAAAGGGTCTTAGCTATCCTACAGAAGAAATACCCTTGTGCGACCCTTGTAAACGCTTTTAAGGGGTACGATATATGGATACCAGAGATAGATAAGTCTGTTGAGGTGAAGTTTGACCCGATGAGCCAACGCACAGGCAATATTGTGGTCGAGATAGAGATGTATGGGAAAGACTCAGGGCTAATGGCTACCCAAGCTGATTACTGGGTTTTCTACGATGGACAGATGTTTGTCATCATGCCGGTCAAGCACATATTTAAGTGCATATTCCTGAGTAAACTACAGTATGTAGAATTTATAGGGGAGGGGGATAGTCAGATCAAAAAGGCTTTCTTAGTAGATAAAAACACCCTATTCAAGTACGGCAAAATATTATGAGAGGTATAAGGTTCTTTCGTCTTTGCGTCTAGTAGTCAGTCCTTTTAATTCTTTACCACCGGCTTTGTTCCATTTTAAGAACTCCTCGGCAGCACCCTCAAACTCACCTCGATTGTGTTTCATCCGAAGGGTAGAATTTTGGAGATTACCGAGTCCAACATTGAAGGCGAAAGACACAAGTGCGCCAAACCGACCAGGAGTAAGCCCATTAGGACATAATCGTTGTACTCCGCTTTCAAACCGCGCCAAATCTTTAGCAAGAATTTCATCTACTTCTCCCATCGTTAAGACTCGATCCCATCCGCTAGGAATGGGCAGAGCCTTTCGTTCTGCTAGTAATACTCTAGCATGATTAGGATCTATGACATGACCGACACCGACAGTCCAAAGTAATGCAGGGCATTGGTAAGGTTTAAATCGGATTCCCTCGTGATGTTTTATAGTTTCAATAACTTTTTTATCTAGCATCATTTCTTAGCAAAGGCTTGAGTCCCGAACCAGAAGGCAATAATAGAGGCTAGGATCTGCATTTCATCTGCATCAAATACCATAGGGATAGCTTCTGCAAACGCTACTCCGCTAGACCATGCCCACCAAATAGAGGCAATGTCTACAATGATTAGTAGGAAAACAAATAGGTATGTAACAACAGGGCGTACAGAGGCTCGTAAGTTAATGATCCATTGGCTTGCACCTTTACCGATTTCTATATCGTGTTGGTACATAGCTGTGCGTTCTTGTGCTTGGGTCTGCATCTGGACTTGATCGGTACGAATCTCCTCGATCTTAGCCTGTGCAACATAACCTCTTTCTAGCATCTGGAGTTCTCTCTCCGTTTGCATCTTAGCTAGTTCTAATTCGTGGGCTTTATCGGACTTGTCTTGAAAGAAGTCTAAGAGTTTAGGTAGTCCACCCATTAGGAAGGACAAAGCTGTAGAGATAAGTGTAAACATTATTTACCCTTTATAACCCCAAGTAACATACCAGGCAACGACTGCAGCCAATGCATAGCACATCCACATAACTCTACGCACTTCTGCCAGATCTTTCCTAAACTCATTTTCTATTTCCTTCTCTTGTTTTTCAATCTTTGCTTTAATGGTTTCTACTTCTGACCATCTCTTTTGACCATGATGTTTTACAAAGTCTTTCTTGACTTGTTCTTCTTGTAGTCTTATATCTTCTTGTTTTTGCCATTGCATCATGGCTCGTTTGAAATACTGCTCTTTTACTACTTCTGCTTCTCTTATTTGCCTTCTGCGTTCTAAGGCTTTTTGTTGTGCTACCGAGGCTGCTTCTTTTTGGACATCCTCGATAGATGATCCGATAGCCTTGCCTGCTTCTTTGCCTGTCTTTACGCTTTCGCTAAATGACTTTGCACCCTCTAAAAACCCAAATTGATCGGACATAGTTCATAGGCTTAATTTAATTTCAAGACAAGAGAAAGTAGAATAGCAATAATAAAAGCTGCCGAACCTATTAGGATCTGTTCTAAGCGTTTTAGCCTAGCGTTGATTCCTGTATAGCGTTCAGCACAGACAGCTTCGTGAGCAGACAAAGCTGCCTCGTTCTTGTCAATCAAATCTATCATGGCAAGCTCGCAATGTACGCACTAGCATCCGTCATCACATTCCCATCAGCATTTTCTACACCAGCTAAGATTTCTTTTTTATATGAATAAGTAAAGTTCATCCTACTAACGCCTTTACTTCGTCTTGTGTAAGACCTAATGCGGCTAGTTTAGCTAGTGCAGAAGCCTTTGTATCAATAGCGGCTTGTGCATCAGCTTGTGCTTGTGCAGTTACGGCTTGTAGGTCGTAAGATACTTCATTGCCGTTAGCATCGTAGGCTACATCGCCACGAATGGTTACTACGGATGGGTTTAATTTAAATATTGTTTCGTGATTTGTCATGTCGCAATCTCCAATAATTGCAATGTTGCTGGGTTATTAGTTGCACCGCTATTCATTGAGCAAGAATTACCAAGGCGTGTTTCCATTTGAATTTTATAAGTGGTAGCAGATGTTGTTGCTGGGCTATCAACACATTGATAAGATGATGGAAAATCTTGAAATTGCGTAGCACTAGTGGAGAATAATATATTATCTCCCCCATAAACATCAGTTGAAGCACCTCTAACTATTTTCAATCTTAAGCATTCACTTGCAACAGCGGGTCTTGTTATTCCACCTGAATTAAATAAAATTAATATTCTGCTAGTGGCAGATGTAGGAGTAATTGTTGCAGTAAAACCTACATCAACAAAACTTGTCGATGTAGTTGAAAAAATTCCACCAGTCATTACAGCACTAACCACTTGCAACACAGAACCAGTAGGTAATGCGGCTTTAGGAATAGACTGACCGCTAGAACCTGTGGTGATGATTGTGCCAGTTTCGTCTGGAATTGTAAGCGTTCTATTACTTGTTATAGCAGATGGAGCAATAACATCAACATAATTAGTGCCATTATCTGTATCTTCATAAAGACGAACAGCAGATGCGGATGTTGAATTTGCTGGGATTGATAAAAGACCAGATACAACTCTTGCTGATTCCACTCCACCAACAGTCAAGCCTATAGTATCTGCTGCTGGAAAATAAATGCCTGTATTGGTATCTCCTGATGTAGTAATAGCTGGTAGTGATACTGTGCCAGCCTGTACTGTAGTTACGCCTGTAGCAGACAATGTAGAAAAAGCACCTGTAGAAGCTGTTGTAGCACCGATAGATGTGTTGTTAATTGTGCCACCGGTAACAATAATAGAGCTAAATGTAACACCAGTAATTGTTCCACCTGTGATCTTAGGTGCAGTCATGGTATATGTGCCATCACGAATACCATCTCCGCAGTCTCTGATCTGCGCCATCATATCGCGCATAGTATCGTTTACTGCTGATGGGAGCATCCCCTCTGGCGCACCATCTGGAGGTGCTGCTGTGTTATTAGCAGGGGTTAGTGAGTATTTTGTATATGCCATGATTAGTCTTTCATTTCAATAATGCCGTAATTACCTAAAATTTGAGCAGTTCCTGCCCATCTTTTTGCCGATGTTGGTGATAATTGTCTTAACTCTTTTAATTTATTAATACCTTGTGGGTCTGTAATAATGTTTGCTATTTTTTCTGCATCTTTAGCAAGGCTTCTTTCTGCTGCCCACTCTGAAACTTTTTGACCCCAGTTTTGTGGTTGAATTCCTGTGCCAATTAAAGTTGCAGCCATTCCAACTGGATCTTGTTCTGCTTCTCGGTACATTTGTTTTAGAATCATTGAATTAAATGTAGTGTCAGATCCTAATTTTTTAACACTACCAGCAGCCTGTAAAACATCAGACAAATCTCTTAATGCTTGAAACTGTTGTGGTTCTAGTGCAATTTGTAATGCTTTTTGTCTTTTAATATCACCTAAAAGTATATTTTGCCATGCATTTCCTACATCTAATTTTACTCTACCTTTTTGTTGTGTAGATGCTTTAGATGCAGTTTCCCAAGCATCTTGTAGATATGCTCGTGTTACAGCACTCCATGCATCAGGATTTGACTTAATAATTTGTTCTTTTACATAAGCTACTGTTTCTGGACTTCCACCTTCAAATACTCGTTTAGCAAATTGATTTAAATTATCTGAACTCATTTGAGTAAGGCTTGTGCCAGTTTTTCTTTCGGCAAATTCTTCTAATGGTTTAGATAAATCAGCAAAAACTTTATTTGCTTCTAAATATGCAGGGTTTTCTTTTCCCATAGCAGTAAGAAGATCATCTTGAATTTTTTTAATTTGACCCTGTATTCTTTTATCTAAAGAGCCAAATGTATCTTCTTTAAAAATAGAATCGATGTTAAATTTTGTGTTTTGCAAAGCAGGCAATCTATCATCTAATACACCCCTAGAGATAATATTGCCATTGTCATCAAGTCTTGGTGCTTCTTTATACATTAAAGATTTTATCTTGCTTAATGTTGCAGCTTGCGCACCTTTTGCCGTTTTTAATTGATTGTCAATATTTTCTACAACACTTGTAATATCTACAGGTTTTGATAACCTAAATGCTTCTGTATATAAAGGCTCTGTCGCTTCTGTTCTTGCTTGCTCTAGTGTTTCTTTTGTTGTAGTAAGTGCTTTTTGTCCTAATTGACCAGCCTGTGTTGGCTCTGTAACTTTTGAAATAGATGTTAAGAATTTATCTATAGCTGGTTGAATTTGCTCAACTTCTCTTTTTTCATAAAATTGTTGCATTGGTTTTGCACTAGTTGGCAAATTACCAATTACTTTTTGTTGTGATGCAAGACTAGAAAGTTGAGTAAGTTCTGCTGGAGTTAATTGAACGCCAAATTGAGATGATTGTTTTAGTAAATTTTGAAGTGATTTTGTGTCTATTTGACCAACATCTCTAACTAAACTTCTTTCTCTTAATCCTCTTGCAATAGCAGGAACAGACTCAAATACACCAGACAACAATCCAGATAGTGCTACATCAGTTGGATTTATTGGTGCGCCAGTAACTTGTTCTGCTATTAACTGTCTAAGATAGTTTGATCCACCACCAACAGTAGTTGCTAACGGAATGTTAACAGCAGGGCTTAATGGTGCTGCTGCAATACCAGCAACTGTAGGTGGTATTGCTTCTAAAACATCAGGGGCATAATAGGCTGTTGTTTCTAATGGTGTTGCAATTTCTTTGTAGTATTTTCCATCATCTGCTAGATAAGCAATATTTCCATCTATAATTTTATATTTGCTTTCTGGAATACCTCGTTGTCTTGCAAAATATTTAATTGCTTCTTGTTTTTCAGTTGGCAATCCACCAGCAAATGCTCGTGGTACTCCTGCACTTTTTGTAGGATCTGCAATAGCACCTTTAGGAACATCTGCCCCTTTGTGTTCCATTGGTTTTGGGCGAGACAATCCTAATAGTTCCTCTGTAATACTTGCAACATCAGGAGGTTGTTTAGATGTTTGTTTTGGAACACCCAAACCTAATAATTCTTCTGTTATGCTCATATTGTGTCCTGTTATAACAAGCCAAATTCTTGGGCTAATTTAGTTCTAATTGCATCTCTATCATCAGGTTTATTTGGATCTAGTTTTAAGTCTCTAGCTATTTCTGCTTCTCTAGCTTTCATAATTGAAGGTATGTTATCTAAAGAAACATCAGTAATTTTAAGTCCATTCTTTTTGACATAAGACAGTCTTACTTCTGCTAGTTTACCAAGCCTTAAAACTTCATTTGTCTTGGCAGTAAACTGTGTTGGGCTATCTTTTTGTGGATCAGGAATAGCTGATCTTAAACGATTTTCTTCGCTTCCTGCTCCTATAGCAGCACCCGTTAATTGATTAATGTAAAGATTTAAATTAGACATTGCATTTTGTTGAAATGCTGTGTAAGCAGTTAAATCGGATTTTTCTGTTTCATTTAATGGTCTATTAAGTTTTTCAGCTTCTGACAACAATGTCATTTTTGCTTGGAATGGTCTAGTTAAAAACTCAGGTCTAAATTGATTCATTGCAGATTGAAAGTTAAGACGGCTTCTTCCTAACTCCAACAAATCTTTATCTACCAAATTAGCACCTTCTTTTCCAACTGGCATAGCAACACCACCAGTAAGTGCTTGTCCTTTGTTAATGTATTGAACTATATTTTGACTAGCACCTTTTGGAAGATCAGATACTTTGTCTGATCCATAAAACAGTTTTGCATAATTACCAAAATCACCAGTTAGTTTTCCTTGATTATTAATTACAGGTGTTAAACCACCAGTAATGTTTTTTTGATAAACAGAATCTCCAGCAGTTAAATATTCTGGTGCATATTTTTTTGCTTCGTCTATATAACCAGCACCCATTAACCCGCTTACCAATTTTTTTATGTCAAATTCTTGCGAAACTTGTGGTGTTGTAATTTCTTGTGGTTTTCCTTGAACTGGAAAATTACCTGATCTAGCTAATGATTGCAAACCTACATCACCCATTAATAGATTTTCTTCCATCATTTTAGCTACCATTGGATCTTGTGATGACATTCCAGGAGCTATTGTTACAGTAGGAGTAAAAGCACCCTTTCTAATTTGTTCTATTTCTTTTGCTTGCTTTTGTTTTCTAGAAAACTCACTCAACTGCATACCAGTTAACATTTGCTTTAGATTACGATCAAACGATTGGTTATAGCCTTCTGAAGCTGCACCTAATGCACCACCTAAAGCCTGTCCTGTGCTAATAGGTTGTCTTGTTTGTCCAGACGATCCTAGTAAAGCAATAGCAGCGTTTAGCAAGGCTGATTGGTTAGCACCAGACCGCATCCTTTGTGTCTCGGCAGGACTAATAAACTGAGAGTAGTCTGGTTGTTGTCCGAATAAAGCTGATAGATCAATTGCCATAATTTATCCTAGTAAAGAATTTGGATTTCTTGGTCTTTGTAGAGCCAATAAGTTATAAATGCCAGAGTAATCTACTGCGCCTTGTGGCATCTGTGTTCTACCGCCCATTTGCATTTGTGGCGTTGGTTGTGGTTGTTGCTGACCACCACCTAATAAACCACTTGCACTTCTTAAACCTTGTATAGCTTGCATAGGAGATATTCTTGTAGGTAATTCTTTTGCTGCTGCTGCAATCTCTGCATCTATAGCAGCCATTTCTGTTGGAAGTGTAGTAGCTGGTACGGCATTACCACCAGGAGTTAATGTTACTTCTCTAGAATAATCTGTTATTGGCGCGCCTTCTGATACTGGTAGTCCTGCTAATACATCACCACTTGCGCCTGATGTACCTAATGCACTTTCACCTGTTAATCCTAATTCTGCTGCTGTGGCTGCATCTAACCCTACAAATCCTGATCCACCTAATAAACTAGTTCCTGCTGGAATCCCTGTGTTTGCTGCACCAACCATTCCTGCTGTAGTAGCACCTTCTGCTAATGCTGCTGCATCCAATAATCCTGCACCGCTAGCTCCTGTAGCATAAGATGCTGCTGCTGAATTTGCTGCTGCTGTAGCTTCTGCTGCTGTAGCTCCACTAGCAATTGCTGATGAATATGCTGCTTCTCCTGCTGCTGTAGCTGCTGCTTCTGATCCAACAACAGTTGCTCCCTCTGCTGCAAAAAGAGATGGGTCTAAATATCCTGTAGCATAAGCAACTGCAATAGCAGCAGGTAAAGTCCATCCACCAGGAATTTCTCTATTTACTGTTTTATCTACTTCCGATAAACCTTGCCCTATGGCTGGAAATGGATCTACTGATGCTAATGCTTCTCCGACTCCACCACACATAGCTATTCCTTTAAGTGTTTAATTGTATTAAAGCCAACAGTTTTATAACCTAGTCTCTCATAAAACTGTCTGGTTTTATCCATGTCTACTGCTGTTGTTTGTCCTAAGTGCAGATCATCTGCACCCATATCTTTAGCCCATGTTTCTAGTGATTTTACTAGTTTAAGTGCTGCTCTACTACCTCGATACTCAGGCAATACAAAGAATCCTAGATCACTTACTCTTTTACGATTACTAAAGAAATACTCATGGGCTAGACCCGATATAAACCCAACAATTCTGTTGTGTTCTATTGCGATAAATCCGACTGCATTAGGATTCTTAAATAACTGTAGAATCTTGTGCTTTTCTGGTATTGCGTAAGCAAACTCTGCCTCGGCTACCATCTTGGTAACTAATTCAAAAAACTCATCTAAACGATGTAAGGTTAGTTTTTCTACTATCAGAAGTAACCACCTAATAATCCACCACCTAATGCACCTAATGCTGGTGCAGCGTATTGATTACCAAAGAAACCAGAAACACCAGGAATCTGTCCTAATGCGTAACCACCTAGACCTCCTGCAATAGCACCGCCAAGGACTCCTGCGCCACGATTCTGATAGGTAGGAGCATTTGTGGTTTGTGTTCCATAGCTTCCTAATGGAGTGCCATAGACCGATGACAGATAGCCTTGTAATTGCTGATAGGGTAACTGTTGTCCAAACTGATAACGAGCCAACTGCTCTTGTAGAGGTTGTGCAGCGATTGCCTCTTGTTGCGCGCCCACTTGAGCCAATGTCTGAGAAGGTAGGAATTGTTGACCATAAAAGCTAGGTGCTGCTTGGGCTAATGCAGCTTGTTGCAACTGAGCCTGTTGCTGTAGTCCTCTTTCTTGTTGGTACTGTGATCCTGCGATATTGGCTGTAATATCCCCTAAAGACCGCCCATAAGCCTCTGTAGCAGTTCCTAATGCTCTTTCCATAGCACCACTACCCAATCGACCAGATCGACTGTAAAGGCTCGATATGCCAGGCAATACTGCTTGGCTAAACTGTTGGGTTAGTGGGCGAGTAGCTGCCTCCATCATCGCCTGTTGGTACGGATTGGCATTTAAAAACCCACCGGCAGCAGTCTGTCCGACTTGACCCAAAGATGATGTATAAGCCTGTTGTGCCTGTTGTAGAACAGGAGACTGTTGGCGAGCAATAGCCTCTTGTTGGGCAATTGACTCAGTAGTCGCAGCCGATGGGCTTACATAAGTCTGACCAGGAAAGAACTCAGGTTGTTGTCCTGTTAAGAATAGACTCTGCGCCCTCTCTAAGCCTTGGGTAAGGTAGGGCAATAGTGCTGGATCTACTGACGAGGTTTGTGTAGTTGTTGCCATAATTTTCCTATCCTACGATGATATATTTATAAGTCATACCTGATACTGAATTAGCAGGATGACTAATGGTTGCACTTCCTGCTGTCGTTGCCGATATATAAGGCATTGTAAAAAGATTACTGGTATAGCCATTTGATGATAGATAACTCATTGTGGCTATGATGCTAGGTGTTGCTGGTCTAGTAGGTGAAGTATCTGTACCAAAATGCTCAATCGTTACACCAATATCAGATGGTCTCCAAGCTAACTCTACATAATCGTTTTTCTCTAAACCAATAAAAAAGTTTAATGAGCCAATCATATGACTTGGAATGCCTGCACTTTTTCTTTGTGAGATACCAAATTTACTGTTTGATGCTGCTACATTAGTACCATTTTTTCTAAACCATACATCTACAAACTCAGGATCATTAACTGTGCTTTTAAACTGCACACTAAACTGAATGTTGTAGAGTCCAGAGTAACCTGCTGTTAGTTTCGTACTAGTTACTAGACTTGCACCTAATGCATAGTCTGTAGTGCTAAACGACATAATATTGGCTGCTGATGTTGTCGTTGCTGCTTGATCTGTATCGTCTTGTACCGCTAAATAAGGGTAATACGCTGTAGATGATACATCGTCTGTAGCCATCAACAAAATGACAGAATCTACACCAATACGAGCATCTGTAATTGTTGTAGTAGATGCACCGCCTGTTGCTAGAGTTACAGACCCTGTATTGTTAGTCTTGCCATTCATAATCCCATTGACTACCTCGGCTACTCCACGAGGATCGCTACCAAATGGTGGTAATGCTCTAAACATTATCTAGTTCCTAGAGGGCTTAAATCTATGTCCATTCCGACTGCTGATGTCCAACTACCTGTAGGAGTTAATTGTAGACGATGATAGCGACCAACACCACGCACAGACACTCTATTTTCGGCATCTGCTGCTGTTTGTGATCCAAATACTGTGGACTCTGTTAAAAGCCTGCGAGATAGCAAAGCCACGCTACCAGAGCCACCCTCAACAGTAGGTTTTACTAATGTAATAGATGAGGTAGATCCTGGCACTTCTATATCACCTGTTTCTATATAAGCTGTAGCGTTAGCACCTGAAAAGGTAACAATCTTTGCGCCATCTACACCGGCTAACAGCAGTCTGCCACCAAGCCAAAGTCGGCTATCAAAGCTGGTCAAAATGGTGTCTAGGTTTCCATAGACATCCATGCCTTCTAAAGTAACGGCAGGAGTAGAGGTAGATGCAATTCTGTCTACAGTAGTTGTTCCGCTAGTCCAACGCTGAGTCTGATAATTGTAGATTAATAAACTATCCGCAGTAGCTGAACTATTAGAGGCATATGCCCAAATAATTAACTTCTTTGTTGGGTCTACCGCAGCAGACATAAGATATAAAATACCTTCATCTACATTATCAAAGAAGAACCTGTTTACTTTTTCGTTACCAATTGGAACTACATTTTGTCCATCGCAGGCATAAAAGCCATCATCGCCTAAGAAGAATGTAGTACCGCCATACTGTATAACCGAGTTTGCCTCATAGCACCCTAAGTTTCTACTAATATTGTCAAACTGAAACACTAAAGGGCTACCAACATAAGACATACGATGAATAGAACGATCCATTAATATTAGACCAAACTCACCACCTGTAACACCGACTATTGATCCACCATCGGGAATATCTTGGAAGTCTGCTTGGGTTGTTGCTGATGCTGTCCAAGAGGACTCGTCTCCCAACGCTGACCATTGCACTCTGTTTTGATAACTTGATTGATAGCCTGATACTACAAAGTCTCGCACTACTGTTACATATCTTGCTTCTGGTGCATCTGCTGCTAGGTTTGCAAATA